CTTCTCTTGTTTGTATTCATCTTTGTATGTCTCTGCCGTATCTGAAAAACAGCGTTTGAACTTCTCACCATTTACCAAAGCATTTAAATTCTTACGTGCAAGTTGTAGAAACTCTTTCCTATCTTCATCCTGTACAATCGGTGCTTCACAGACAGTCCACTCACCACTTGCTTTGTTTATAACTATCCACCCACCAAACTCCTTACCTACAGATTCGCTGTACAGGTAACCTTGTGTGATATAACCAAATACATCATCACTTTTAATTTTCTTATATCCTCCCATCTCACCAAACTTATGATCAAAAGCATACGGACTTGCTGATTTGATGTCCCACACTTTTCCATCTATAATTATATCTAATGTACCATTCACTTGATTCTTACCAAGTTTTAACTTTACTCGTTGCTGTTCTTCTTCTACATTTACACCTGCCGATTTCAGAATCAGGATTGAGATAGCCTCGACCATATCACCGAATATAAATCTAAGAATAGCATTATACTCAATGGCTTTCTCGACACCATCTCTTTCCATTTTCTGTTGGCAAAGTGGACGGCCTAAAGAGGACATGCGAGGCCTCCATTCATCAGAGGAAGGATTGAATTGCTTATGAATGGAAGCTACACACGCCTCTTTAAACTCGTCTACAAGTTTAGGGTCTAACTCTACGCCCTCTTTCGAGACCTTACTGAGAAAACCCTGTACCTTTTGGATGATTGCACTATTCATTTACAACTGTGTCGAAGCTCTCTTTATCACCACGAGCTTCTTCATGTTTCTTCATGATTGACTCGTTGTAACCCTTCACAGTTTCCATAAATTCATGCATTAACTTATCATCCCCTTCAGTCCAGTCAGCTATCTGCCCACGAGGCGTTAGCTCTGCTTGAAAATAGATGTTCCCACCTTTCTTTTTTCGCACAGAAGACAGCCCGATAGTTGTCAACCACATAGGTTGTTTTTGTTTATGCAGGCTTTTTAGACAGTCGCTTGTCGGAACGAAGTTCGCACCCTTTGCGTACCACACGCAGGGAATTTCTTTCTTCTCTGTAGCTTTACCCTTTTTATCTACAGCATTCTCTAGTGTCACAACACCATAGATATTCTGGTTACACTTTACACTCTTCTGTAACACCCACTCAGGGCTGTCCTTTGGTAAAGACTCTAGCTCTCTCGCATCTAATCGACCACACTTCAATCCTCCTTCAGTGTCGTAAAACTCACTGTTGAAAGATGGTGCCTGTACAGTCATAGATGAGAAAGTGCTCTCTTCATTATCCCAGACTGAGTATGAGTACGTTCTCATAAACGGTCTGATCGTAGCCTTCTCACCGTAGAATATACCATCGTCTGTAATCAAAGAGAAATGTCCACGAGGTAGAGCATTCCCTTCTTCATCCTCAGATGCGTGATTTATTGATAGTCTTGCCAACCCTTTGCTGCTTGTTGGCATGTCTGCTGCCTGTCCAGTCATCTTCATCATCTCTTCAACAGATGCTGTTGATATCTTTTCAGGTAGTTTAGTCTCCATAGTTGTTTGGTTCATATGTTTAACACTCCTTTCATGTCTAACCAGTTATCACCAATTTTTATTTCGATTCCAATAGGCATATCATACTCGATATTATACCTTCGTATACATTCAGACTTTATGGATAGCATTGCTGTCTTCAAAGCGTCTATCGCTAGCTCCTTCTCAGAGGGATAAACGTCAAGTACGATGGAATCATGTACTGTATTGCAAATTATAGTCTTCATTTTATTTATTGTCAACATGTTTTTTAAATAAACTAATGCAATAGGTAGCAAATCCGCTGTAGCAAAGCCTTGCACAGGATAATTTTTTATTGAAGTAGAGTTGGTAACACCACCATGACGCAACCTATATGTATTTTCAAATGAAAAATGTCTACCATTTGGCAAAGTGATTTGCTGTTCAGTCACAGCCTCGTTGCATAAATCCTCATGCCACTTGGTGACACCTTTATACTTATCTTTAAATGCTTTGTAGTATTGTACTTGTTTTGGCGTACCCATCAACCCTCCGTATAAAGGCTTGAACGTATCTGCTTTGGCATCCTGTCTAGACACTCCTAGTATAGATGCTGTATAGGCGTGCACATCTACATCATTACCTACGTCTTCATACACCTTCTTATCTTTGGCTAAGAAACCTGCCACACGAAACTCAAGCTGTGAGTAATCACCTTCCATAATGTGACCACCGTGCCACCTACTTATCACCACCTTACGCACAGGAAATGTACCACCCCTTGGCATATTTTGAAAGTTTGGATTCCTAGAAGATAGTCTACCAGTTGACGTGACACATTGCATATACTGTGGATGTATCTTATCTTTACCATCCATTGCTCTCTCAATACCATCTATAAAAGTTTTCAAGTATGTTTTGATAGCATTATAGCGACTGTAAGATTCCACGAAAATTTTTTGTTGGGAATTTGCGGATGAAACCAGTTTGTCAATCATCAACTTATCCGTTTTGAAACCATGTACAGTAATATCATCTACACTGTTAATGTTCATCTTGAATCCAGCTATCTCTTTCTGCCTGATGTACACCACACCTTTGCCTCTACAGGCTTTACATATTCTTCTCTGCTTACCAATAGTGCCGTCTTTCTTCATAGCATAGAAATAACCAGAGCCACCACACTTATTACAAGATTCCATTTTAGTCTTGTACAGCAATCGTGTCTGTCTAGCTAAGTTCTGTGATAACACAGCAGAAGTCATTCTTTTTGGTCTCTTCTTACGTCTGCTGTTCCCTCGATCTTCATAGCCAAGATTAAATATCATAGCCCATCTTTTTTTATCTATAACCTCTCGTGAGAATATCACTCGTGATCTATCTTCACTGCTGTCCAGATTAATCTCTGTATCTCCCATCACACGTTTAACTTCGCTAGATAAGAATGATTCTAAAGTACGAATTTCTTTTGTATATTCTTCTTTAATAGCCATTAAGTTATCTCTACTAATCTGTATACCAGCAAGCTCCATATCTGTCAGTAGATCACACATCTCATTTGACAGTTCTAATGTAGCCTTTAATCTCTTAGGCATATTGTCAAGCTGTGCTTCATACAATTCTTTAGTCACTTTCACATCTGCCTCACCATATTCATGAACAATAGGCCATGGTATCTTCTCAAAAGATATTTTATCCTGTAGATACTTTTCTGTCAGGTCTGTCTTCTTTGGCGATAAGGCGTATCTTTCACAACACTTCTTTAGAGATAATGGCACTTTACTACCACCATTTATAAGATACTCACAAATCATAGTGTCATGCACTCTGCCTGTATATACAAAACCACATGCACGTAACCACTTCAAGTCAAACTTTATGTTGTGTCCTACCAACAGCGTGGTCTTATCCAACACAGCCTGTAGAGTATCTTTGGCATTGTCAGTCGGTGGTCTGCTATCATGATAGAAACATAAGTAATTCTTCTCGCCTTCACAATCATAACCCACAGACACCAGCATGTTACCTGTATGTGGATCAGCGTCTGTCTTTTTATCTGCCAACACTTTAAATGTTGTCTCTACATCTAAAACTGTAATCATGGGATGTACCTCGCTTTCTTTATATCTATTCTGCAAGTGACTACCCCGTGCCATCCTGTCAGTTTATTTTTGCTCACACACAAATGTCGTATGTAATCTTCTTCTTCTCCAAAATTTTTACCTATGCCTATGATAATGTCAGCCTCAGCGGCCTTGCCTGTACGGGAGTTTTCTAACATGCCAAAGTCTATCTCCTGTCTATTATGTGCTTCATAACTGGCTTGTGATACAGCCCATACCATGCAGTTTCTTCTCTTAGCTATTGCTCTGGATGTTTCATAGATAGCTCTTAATTTCTCATCCACTCTTGCATAAGTGTCATTTATACTTACCTTGTCAAGCTGATCTACAAAGATAATGTCAGGCTTATTAGCCTCGACAAACTTATCAATTTCTGATATAGATATCTGCCTTCCTTCTAATAAAGACAGCTTCGGTTTGATCTCGTTATTGTACACCTCATCTGCACTGTCAACACTCTCTCGTAACTCATTGACTGTTTTGTTTAAATAGGAACAAAATATTCTACCCTTTACCATTCTTCCCGGTTCTTCATTTGCAAAGTACGCTACCTTATAGCCTTGTTTGATATACTCAGACACTAAGTATGTACAGAAAGTTGTCTTACCTGTTTCTGGTCTAGCAAAAATAATACCTAGATTGCCCCGTCCTACACCACTTATTCTTTCCTTCAATGATGGTAGTTGAAACTGAAAATCAAACCCTTTGTCACAGCTTTCTAAATACTGTGATACATTGTCATCTACTCTTACAAAATTACTGTCATCTGTCGGCTGTTTGTCAACCAAATTGTCAACCAAACTTTGCAGTCCAGCATAGTCACCATTGTGACCTAACCAAATGTCAGTGGCTTTTGAACCTATCTCATGAGCTTGGTTTCTCCTCCAAAAGTTTGTCACCAAGTCTTTTGCTAACTCTGAATTGCCTGTATAGTTTTTTAAATCTCTAATAACTTCTTCTATCATATCACGGCTACTATCTGGCATTGCAGGGAACTTGTCTCTGTGAAGATTAACAAGTTCCTCTACAGTAATGTCACTATTGTATTTTACGTGAGCAAAAGCAATAGTATCGAATATAGTACCCACTCCATTGGCAAACATCTCCTTTCCTATAATGTCATTTACTTCGTCAGTGTCCCATGTCTTAATGTCAGTCTCTATAAAAAGATTATGTACAGACATATGTGTAAATAAACTTTTAGATATTGTCAGCGATTTATGACTAGCATCTTTGTCAAGAGCAACGATTGCTGTCTTGAACTTCCTGATGTAGTTCACATAATTGTCAACCAAGTTTGTCCCTAGCAATGCCACACCCACTAATCCAGCTTGTGTTACTGCACAGGCAGATGCACAATCCTCCACGATCACACAAGTGTCACTTTTATTATTTGTCATGAATGGTACACGACCAGAACAGTATCGCTTCCATTTTGGTTTTCTATTCGTCAGTGACCTACCCACAGCATCTATTAGAATATTGTCAGCGTCATAAATTAAGAACACCACCCTGTTCTCTCTAACGTCATGTTCTAGATTCGCCAACTTTTGGGAGTAAGCATGATAGATATTATTATCTCTTAT